CAATATAAATATAAGTATATTTTTATTTTTAGTGTCATAAAAATAAAAATACGATATAATTGTTAAATATTAATAATCACAAATTGTCGCGAATCCAGTTTCCTGCCATATTTTTTGCTGTTTCGCTATAATACCAAGTTAGATGTTCGCGCAAAGTTTTGTCTGTTTCTTCAGCGAGTCGCTCATCGCGTAGATCCTGATTTCTACCTGTTTCTTCTTCCCATGCATCCCTAAATTTGCGAATATTGTTTATCATTTCTCTCCGCGACATTTTATTCAACGGCTTTGGCAATGGTTTCCACATGCCTCTATAATCTGTTATAGGATTTTCATTTTGTTTCATAAGCATTTGTTTTGCTTCTCTTTTTTCTTTACTAGGAAGAAACGGTATTATTTTTTTTAAATCACTAATAGACAATCCCTGACTTCTAATTTTATATATTCGCAAAGCAAGACCACTTTTGGATGCTCCAGACGTTGATACTGTGTTTTTTTCACCAATCTTTTTAAGTTCCGCCATTGAAATACCTTCCTCTGATAATTCCGCATCAACTGGTTTTACTTTTGTACCTTTTATACCCTTTGTACCTTTTGCACTTTTTATATCCCTTTTAACTGTTGTATTGTGTTTCGCCACAGCACCTGATACACCTTGTACTTTAGACCATCTATGCACTCCAGACGCAGTCGCAATAATCTTCCACATATTTCCGTCGTTGCCTTTTTTTACAGTTCCAATACTAAACATGGTTGCACTTTCAGATGGACTTTTGCGTATCTTTTCCGTTTTTGATGTACCACCACTATGTTTAAAACTTTTATAATTACGTTTGGAATATTTACTCATTCCCAGGTCTATACTGTAAGTTGACAATATATTTTCTTAACCCTATTTTATATTTATAATAATCAGGATCATCGGTAAATGTAACTTTTGCAAGATAGACAACATTATCATAAAATTGCGAAATATCAGTTATAGATGGCTTTATTGATGGGTTCAAAGTTACGCTATCATATATCGATTTAAGAGTAGCGTATGAATCTTGATGATTTTTTGTAAATTCACTTTCATATAAAGAGACGGATAAATAGTTCATAAGGTGTGTCATAATTTCTACAACTTCATGTACAGAATTTTCTTTTATTTCGGTGTTATTTTGCATTCCTGTTGTTTATTTTAATATATGATATATTATTTAATATATAATATATTATTTAACTTCAACTAACTTCATAAAGTACAATCTAAAACCGAAAGCCACCACTAACGCCAATACTATTAGATCCACTACCGTTCCAACCGGCATCGCGACCTACGTGAATAGCGCCATAATGTTGGTTATTGCCAAAACCAATGTGACCTTGGCCGCTCCAGCCGTTGTTGTTAGCATTCCCAGAACCACCAGTAAAGACACCTGGTCTAGTTCGAGTAGGGAAGTTGTTAGTCAAGTTGAGGGGGGAAGACATTCAAAGATTTTTATAAAATAGTATAAGAAAATATTTTTATACTAAATATCGCATATATTAAAATAGGATGCAAATACGCCCTGAAGTATTGCGAAAATAATCATAATAAATATAATACGAAACCAGTCGATGGGTGATGGGTTTGTTATTTTAATATTTTGTGTAGACTGGTCGTGATGTTTGCCAATATTATAGTGGATAACATTTTCTATGATATTAAGTATGCTAAACACGATAAATGATACGATGAATATGTGGAATGTTTTTTTATTGAAGTATTTTTTATAGAGTAGTTCAAACATGTAATATTGATGGTAATGTCAAGAGTACTTACTATAATAATAACATATTATTTTTGCGGAACACAATAATAAAATGTTATAAGATGAAATATATATTGTGTAAAATATGGCAGAAAACGTATATTTAGCATATACACCTTCAGTAGAAGAGCTTATAAAATCTAAAGGAGAACAATGCGAAGTATTATCAAAATTACATTTGATGTCTCATGAAAAATATAAAACAGTAGAATTATATTTTAATATTCCGATTATAACGATAACAGCGATTGTTGGATTTATTTCTGCTTTAAATATTCAGTTTGAGCATATAAATATAATTATAGGATCATTAAGTTTATTTGTAAGTTTATTTAAAAGTTATCTGGCGTACTTAAAATTTAGTCAAAAAAATGAGAATCACCGTGTTGCATATCTTCAGTATTTTCAAATATCGAATGAGATGCGAATTGAGTTATCATTAGAACCATCATTACGACAACAACCTGCTTATTTTTTAAATTTAATAAAAATTAAAATGAAGAATCTAAATGAGGTATCGGAAATAATACCGAAAGATATCATATCGCGTTATAAACGTTTTTATCATAATAAAGAAATGGTAGAACCTGATGTTATAATGGGGATGCATCCAATTTGTATATACCGAAGCATTGAAGAGGACGAGAACAAAAAACTAAACCGTCGTTATCAATGTGATACTGATGATGATGTTGTAAGTAGGGTTAATGAGCCGTTACAAGATGAAATGCAACAGCAACAGGAACAGGAACAGGAACAGAAACAGCAAGATCAAGATAAAGTCCAAGAAAATACGTCTGCATGTGTGGTAATAGAAATGTGAAAAGTTTATTTATAAAATCATGATTTAAAATTTTCTTTTGCGTATCCGATGACGGCGCATGCAATTCGTTTGCCGGCGTTTCCGGTTTTTAGACTTTCCGCATTGCCGCCTTTACCACAGTCATCTTCATCTTCATGAATAATGAGGCCTCTTCCGATGATGTTGGACTTACTGCCTCTAAGTTTGATAACGTTATCATAAAAGGTATATTTTGCTTCTCCTTTGTTATTAGTGTGTATATTACCTAAATCGCCAACATGTCTTTTTTCCATTCCGGGACACCCGTGTGTGGTGTTGTATGGGTTAAAATGGGCGCACATGCTAGTGCATTTATCAGTTAAGTCGCCAGCTTCGTGTACATGAAATCCGTGCAAACTGGATGATTTCAAACCAGTCAGTGACACATCGATGCGGACGCGTGAGTTAGATGGCTCTTCCGTGAAATGTACGACGCCATTTATTTTTTTATCAGTGAATACTGCAACTGCTCGAATTGGATTGGATATATCTTTTGTAAGTTTCATGTATTGCATCTAGATGTAAGTATATATATTATATAATTATTATATTGCTTTTAATTAGATTATATATTTAATATATAATATAATATTTACGAGAGTATGCAAAATGATGGAAGTGAAGAAAGAAGTCCGCGTAGAAGCCCTATCGGAAGTCCGCGTGGGCGTAGAAGTCCCAGTAGAAGTCCACGTGGGCGTAGTCCACGTGCGCATGGAAACGCGCGCGCAGACTATATACCCCATACAACCAGAATACAAATTCCAAGAGAAGATGGTAATGATGCAATGTTACTACCCAGTAGAAGCCCTAGCAGAAGTCCCGATGTACGTGGAAACGACAGAATAAAAGTTCCAAGAGAAGACGATAATGATGCAATGTTACTATGGCGAGCTACTGTAAGCCCCATAGATAATATAGGCGAACCATATTTAGCAGAATGGACGGGTGATTTTCCTCCCAACAATCCCTCTATAGGCCTAATAGATAATTCCCAACCACAACCACAAAGATGGATGCGGCTGTATTATCCCCGATCCAATGGGCAAGTGATTGGTTGGTGGTTACCAGGACGTTTAGTAGAAGACATTTATACGCTAAACAATTTTGGAGTAGAGGATGAGTTTCCTTTTGGTTATGTAGCGCACACACCCCTCCTTGCTAGCCATGCACGATTATACCAGCGAGCCCCTCCATCGCCTTTTGTAATACCACTTGGAAGATTGGATGATGAATATTTAGAAATGTTAGCAGACCGAACCTATGAGAGAGGAAAAAAATATATTAGAAATTATGTTGATCGTTATATAAAAACAATACATCCATTTGATGCTGGGTTTACTCCAGCGGATGATAAAAGATTAAGAGAAGATATAGTTAAACTTTTAATAGAAGCAGGTCAGCAAGGCTGGGATCAGGCACCAATATATGTATGTGATAAATGGGATCAGAATATTCGCCCAGTTGAAAATTACAATAAGTTAGGTTTTGACCTGGATCTTTTCGACGATGACATTGCTTCCGAGGCATTATATAATAAAAAGGGCAAACGGGCAATCCCAGGCAACAAAGCTGATGCCGACCGATTTATGATTAGTGATGAAACAAATTTCCAAAACGCTCGAGACATGTATTTTCCACATCTGAAACCTGTCGAAAAGGAAATAAGAAGAAAAAGAAGCCAAAGAAAACGTGATAAAAAAATATTGAAAGCGCAGCTTAAAGATACAAGCGCCGTTTATGATGGTGGTCGACGCGGTCGCACGCGAAAACATAAACATTCGGGGATGCGGACGCGCAAGAATAAACTTGCTGGCAAGCGCGCAAATCGTAAAACGCGTGCAAAAAAATAAGGAAAATATATGCATTAAATTGCATTACATTGCATTACATTATATGTACTAATAAACGCAAAAAATATAAAAATGTAATAATAATATTTTTATATTTTGAGTTTTTATATTTGCCTATATTTTAAAATGAAAATTATATCGATCATTGTTGTTTAATTTTGTGCGTTCGCCAAGGAATTTGAAGTAGCGTTCAGCGAGTTTATATTCGCGAGGTTTTTTATGGCGTAGTACGCCAAGTCTGACTTTCATGATCATACCGACTTGCCATATTCGTTTGTGTGAGTATTTTTTATTTTTATATAATGTTTCTAATTTGCGTATAGTATTTTTTACATCATCGAGTGTTGTATATTTTATGTGTATAGTGTCGGTGGGATTTTTGTCAATATAAACATCAAATGATTTTCGAGGGTTATTGGGGTTATATAAAAACTTCTGAGTTTTTCGATGTGCATGGCGGAGATTTATACGACCCTTTCGAGTTTTCATAGTTAATATATGTAAATATTTTATTGTACGGTAAGTGTCGCTATACCCGAAGGCGAGTGAGTATCTACATCGCTCTTTAAGTACTTTTATTGTTATAATATATATTCTCTAAAAGTACTTAAAGACATTCAACTATATGTATATGTGAATGAGTAGTTGGTAAAACAATTGCTCACTCACAAAAATTTTACCGACATGGCGCAGAGGCAGCGCGCGGGGCTCATAACTCCGAGGTCACTCGATCGAAACGGGTTGTCGGTATTATCATCAATTCGCACCGGTGCATCAAGGCACTTAGAGCATCTAATCCTACCGGTATAGCTCAGCGGCAGAGCGTCTAAAACATCGTTTACTACCTTCTTGACTCTTGAAGTCTGCTTTGTGAATGGTTATCGCCTTATAAGCGGAAGGTCACAGGATCGAAACCTGTTGCCGGTATTTTTCATCAATTCGCACCAGTGTACAAGACACTAAGAGCACTATTCAAGAACACCCACCGGTGTGGCGCAGAGGAAGCGCGCTGTAAAACACCGTCTTCTACCCTCCTTGACATTCAGTCCGATTTGAGGATGGTTATGGATAACAACCCAGAGGACGTAGGATCGAAACCTACCACCGGTAACACTTTCAATTCTGGTTGCTTTACAGAAGCAGCACCTCGTGTATCGACATATACACATATTTCACCGGCATGGCGCAGCGGCTAGCGCGCGGGGCTCATAACTCCGAGGTCACTCGATCGAAACGGGTTGCCGGTATTTTTCACTTCAGTCGTTTTACAGAAGCGATCCAAACCCAACATAACCCCTATAGCTCAGCTGGAAGAGCATCATAGACGCGGGTAAACCGCTGGTGGTCACAAGATCGAAACTTGTTGGGGGTATTTTACAATTTATTGGTTTTACCGGTGCGGAGTAGTGGAAGCTCGCGGTGGTCACTCCAGCCGAGACATAGGATCAAAGCCTATCGCCGGTATTGTCAAGCTGGACGCTATAAACGCAGCAACCCAATCATTTTACCGGCATGGCGCAGCGGCAGCGCGCGGGGCTCATAACTCCGAGGACATAGGATCGAAACCTATTGCCGGTATTTTTCATCAATTCGCATCGGTGCATCAAGGCACTAGCGCAAATCATCAAACAATCCAAGAGTCAGGCTCAGAGACTATAAACAGAGTGGGTATGGGCTCATCGTAAATATGTGAACATTTTTTATAAAACTTGAAGTGATATAAACGTAAACATGGTGTATATAATATATATTTTAGAGATTTTTTTTGAGTTAGTTGACTACTCAAAAAAATATAAATGTATTATCGTGGATTCTCTGTCAAGTGTGTCGTTGGCTGTGCAATAGAATTCTTTTTTGGACACACGAAAACAGCATCATACACTCATATGATTTCATGTTCAAGTCAAGTTGGAAATTTGTTCACATACGGATGAGACAGTTATATGCGAGTGTGGAGCATGTAGCACCTTACCCCATTGATATATTTTGACTAATTTCTGGTACGTCATTTATGGGTTATCATTATAGAAAACCAAACCCATAAATATGTTTTTTACCATGAAATAGTCCGCCATCTTTGGGTTATCCTAATAATAAGAATGGCGATGAAACCTTTGGGTGGTGGGGATTTCGAACTGGCGACACCACCCGCAACAAACAACAAACCACCTCCACGGCGGACGTAAACCCCGTTTGATGACCTTTTGACAGCAATGTCCGACTAATTGGACGGTTATTCTTGACTCATTATTAAGGCGGTGCTGGATCGATACCAGCAGGTGGTAAATACTAACACATGTGTTCTCTTTTTACAGGTACTTCCTTCCTATCTCAAATACCAACTTACAGCAAAACAACAAAAATCGAGCATTATTAGTTTGAAAATAAAACAGTTGGTAGCAACGCGACGCACAACATCACCATCATCGCACAAGGTTGTGATGTTATTCACTATCTCACGTTCACATAATTATCTCATGCACATTTATCATATTGTACAAAAACCAAAACAAAACAAAAATTATAAAACAAAACCAAGTAAAAATTGAAAACAAAATATAAAAAAGTGGTTCTAAGGCTCTTTTAGCTCAGTTTTGGTTAGAGCACGGGTCTTATGAGCCCGGGGTCGCGGGTTCGAGCCCCGCAAGGAGCATATATTTTTTTAAATGTTTTAGCGCGAATCGGTTAGTTGGTCAATGCCGCGTCGCTTAAGCCGACGTCCTTCGGGTTCGCAGGTTCGAATCCTGCTTCGCGCAAATTTAATATTCACATTAATAATAACTTTCGGGTTATTATTAATTTTTATTCCAACATTTAACCCTAATACGGTCTTAATTAATTAAGCATATTTCCATATAAATCCCCCCGCTATATTAGTTTTTCCTCTTAAGTATAATGAAATTAATTTTATTTGAATAGAAGTTTTCCTAGATGCGTCACTTATACTTGTATATTCATTTAATAAATTATTATCTATATCGTATTGTTTTATTTTTATTTTATTATTAGTTGCGTTATATTTTTTCAAACTTTCGCTAATCTTTTTTTTAACTTCTTCGCTATGTTTAACTTGTTCATAGTTACCTATTCTTTTATCTTCTATTACTTTTTTCCACTTTTCCGAATTTAAAATACCATTTTTTATCTTCTCTCGTACTTCAGGATTACTCATAACTATTTTATTTCTTTCTGACAATTGTTCTTTCAATTCGGGATTATCGATATATTTTTGTTTTAATTTATTTTTAATAACGTTTTTTACTTCTTCGGTATGAGTTTTTCCTTGAAACCCTCCACCTTCACCACCGTTTGTTATATTATACCCATTGGGAACAACACTATTATACTTTTTTATATACTCTATTTCATATTTAAATCTTTCATCATCAAAGCAAATAATCAATACACTAAATTCAAAATTATCAATCCCATATTTTTTAACAGCATCTCTCAAAGCAGGACAACCTTTATTTATTTCTATTGTTTGTTTATGTTGATTCCATCTTCTAGAAACATCTATACATTTTGTTTCACCGATGTAACACTTTTTTGTAATTTTATTGAGTATACGATATATATACGCCATTGCTGTGATATGTTATAAATACAAAACAAAAATATTATATCAATTTTATTATTATCTAATATAACCACATTCGTGGATAAAACCTTTCACTCACTATCTCAGGATGCGCAGGTTCAAACCCTGCTTGGCGCAAACACTTTTATTAATAATAACTTTCGGGTTATTATTAATTTTCATTCCAACGCCGTGTACATATTAGATAAAAAATGTACAATTATATAATGAATATGCGAACATAATTAAAATATTTAATATTTATTATTATTAATATGACATTAAAAACTATTTTAGTTACCGGAGGATCCGGTTTAGTAGGAAGTGCTATTAAAAATATTTATACTGATTACCAAAATAAATATCAGTTTTATTTTATTTCTTCACAACAATACGATTTAACTAATATGCACTCTGCCATTGAAATGTTTGATAAATATAAACCACACTACGTTATACACTTAGCAGCATGCGTCGGAGGATTATTTAAAAATATGAATAATAAGGTTGAAATGTTAGAAAAAAATTTAATGATTAATTATAATGTCGTTAAATGTTCTCACGATTATAAAGTTGAAAAACTAATTGCATGTTTGTCTACATGCATTTTCCCAGATAAAAATATTTCATATCCTATAAACGAAACCATGCTACACGATGGTGCTCCACATCATTCAAATGATGCATACGCTTATGCTAAAAGAATGTTAGAAATTCAATGTACAGCATATAGAAATTCTTATGGTGACAACTTTATGTGTATTATTCCTACCAATATTTATGGTCCCAACGATAACTTTAATTTAAATGATGGACACGTTTTACCTTCACTAATACACAAATGTTTTATATCAAAACAACAAAATAATGATTTTGTTATTTGCGGCTCAGGCAAACCATTACGACAATTTATCTTTTCTTTTGATCTAGCAAAAATTATTATGATTCTACTTGAAAAAAATATAAACGAAAATATTATTGTTTCTGTTCCTGAAAATAATGAAGTTAGTATTGGCGATATTGGAAAAATTATTGCCACTAATTTTGATATCCAAAATAAAATTATATTTGATACTAGTTTTAGTGACGGTCAATATAAAAAAACCGTTTCAATAAATAAACTACAAGAAATAATTGGTGAAGATTTTAACTTCACTAGTATTGATAATGGAATTAAAATAACTATCGATTGGTTTATTAAAAATTTCCCAAATTTAAAAAAATAACTATTTGGTGAGGTATTTATTATTAATATAATATAAAGACTCCGACACAACTATGTCCATACGTTCCTTCCTACAAAATATCCCCAAATATGGAGATTTTATTGCATTCTTCTGTTTCTTATTTGTCATTTTTGTGTTATCATTTAAACCCAATAAAACACTATTTGATTATTTCCTCATCATTTTCAGCATTGGTGGTCTTGCCACCGACGGGATTTCTATGTTTTTAACACTCACATCAAGCAGGAAATAAAACCTTCACTTGTGCTGGTATTCCTTTTTCTACAAGATCTTTCGGCATGGATCCCGCGGATTTAAAATATTTTTTATAATTTTTAATAACATACTCTACCGTCTTATCTTTCGCCTTCGGATACAAGTACACTTCATATGCATCCTGCGACAAATTCGACGAAAGAACAGCAACGATATTCGGATCATCGTCAAATGTATTAAACATTTTATTTGCCGTTATTTTACCAGTAGGCATGGTGAATATTTTATGATCACCAGTTTTATAAATCAATACAACTTTCTTACCAGATGCTAAACTTTCCCAAAGTTCTTCTAATGGTTTATTTTTACCCCATACCGTATTAGGATCTGCTTCCATTTCTAGTACACGCTTCGACTTTTTTTTACTCTTACGATCTGATTTATTTTTTTTCGTCGTATTACCTTTACTACTTGTCATCTTTTGCCACCTATGAATACCTCGCTTGTTTGTTACAATTATCCACTTATTACCATCATTGCCTTTCTTAACTGTACCACTTTCAAATAATGTAGCACTTTTTGATGGTGCTTTTCTTGTTGTAGACATATTTATAGATTATTATCCTATATACTTACTTTATATTTTATAAATAAATAATATATCATGTTTGATAATAGTTCACAATGTTATACTTTTAAAAAAATAAAATATAATAAAGGATTACTAGATGACGCTGTAGATGCTACTTATATAATTCATCTTGAAGGAAATGGTCGTTATGACGATATAATGAATCAACTAGAAAATTATCATCCAACCAAAGAAGTATATATTATTTTTAATAAAGGATATAAAAAATGTTCAAAAGATGAACATATAAAACTTCCTGCACTTGACTTAGTAGACGCATTTTTAAACATATTTAAACACGCAAAAAATCAAAACTACAATAACATATTAATTTTAGAAGATGACTTTATATTTAGTGAAAAAATTAAGAAAGAATTTATTCAACACGATATTTGCTCATTTTTAAATAATAATAAAAATAAAGACTACCAATATTTCTTAGGTTGTATACCATGTTTACAGTTTCCATACACATTAGATTTCAAACATTTCATAAATAGTGGTTCATTGGGCATGCATGCAGTTATTTATACAAAAAAGAATAGAGAAAGAATATTAAATGTAAATCAAAAATATATACATGATTGGGATTGTTATAGTTGCTATTATTCAACAAGATACACATATTGTGAACCACTATGTTATCAACTATTTACTGATACAGAAAATTCAGAATATTGGGGTACTAATTCTTATTTTTTATACATATCGGCACGAATATTGAGAAAAATTCTTAAGATTTTTAAATTAGATATACAACCAGAACCGGGTTATTCATTTTTTTATATGTTTTCAAAAATATTTGGATTTATTATAATAATTTTAATTTTTGTGATCGTTTATAAAATAATAAATAGACCAATAGTAAAAAATAAATTTAAACTAAAAACAAACTTAAAGAAAAAATATAAATAATATTGGGGTGAGAGTCCTGTGTTCTATTGGTAAGTATGCTTCTATAGTGTAGTGGTTAGCACATTGGACTTTGAATCCAATAACACCAGTTCGAATCTGGTTAGAAGCGTTTCGTAATTGTAATGCGTTTAAAATGGTAAAAAATAATATATAGGTATATTAAGTACTGTGTTATGCCCTTGTAGCTCAGTTGGATAGAGCATAGGACTTCTAATCCTGGGGTCGAGGGTTCAAGTCCCTCCAGGGGTGGCGGTATCATGAGTTTGCTTCTCTAGCTCAGTTGGTAGAGCGTGTGGCTGTTAACCACAAGGTCATCGGTTCGAGCCCGGTGGGGAGCGACATTACAATTATTTTATTACAATTTAGTTTTAGAACTGATTGTAATAAAACAAGGCGAAATAAAAAAGTGTTAGAACATAAACACATACATATACTTCACTTACCTGATATTACTTCGTACTGATCCATTTAGGCTGGGACTGTTGCTGCGTCCTGCTTTCGTTTCGCCGCGCTTTCAATCGCGACATTGGCAGCCGCTTCGCGTGGATTGGTAGCCGTCTGTGTTTTCTTGCGCCTTGCTGCACGATCATCCACGTCGATTCGCTCACACAGAGCATGCAGTTGATACCGTACGTCGGAAACCGCGGCAGGTGCTTTGGTGACGGCCACCGGGGCAGTAGTAGCTGCGGCTGTAGCAAGACGCTGTGCCCATGTCAATGGTTTGTTGGTAGCAGAAGTGGTTGCGGCGACTGCTGCGGCAGGCTTGGACGGAACTTCTGACTGTTCGTCGTCGGATGATGATGAGCTGTCGACACTGAGCAACGCAAATGCTCCGGATCGCACTGGCGCTTTGACTTCTTCTTTCGGCTTGGCGGCAAGTGTACTTTGTTTCTCGGACGACATTCCTTCAATGCGAGGTTTGGGCTTGGATTGAGCAAACGTCTTCACCACATTTCCATTTGCTCCAATTGTTTCCCATCCACCACCGCCGCTCACCGTCTTTGCGTACGCTTCACGCTCTCGGTCACTTCTTTCCTTTCGAAGGTACTCCTTTCGCGGACAGTAGCTTGCCGTGTGGCCAGAGCCACCACAATCAAGACACTTCAACCCAAGAAGCGTAGGACAAACGACCTTTCCATCGGGACCAGGCTGATCCTTCACGTAATGGTCGGTGTAATCGGCCACAGGAAGACCCGCATCCCAACAAACCTTGCAGAACGGCATGTTGGCGGGACCCACCCAACCATCCGGAAATCTTCTTTGACCGACAGGAACAGGAGCAGACGAACTCTCGGATGCCTTGGAAGCACGATAAGCGCGAATCTGCGACGGCCATGTCTCGGGGTTGGTTTCGCGCGACAGCACGAGAGAACGATTTCCATCCTTGGAGATATTGAGCGTGACTTGCGAACCTGGGACTCCGAAAGTGTATGAAGTTCCATTGACTCCATTCTTGCTTGATGCTGATACTGACGACATTTTGACTTTGCGAATTGGTATTGATTTCACTGCATTCTAATTTATCGATTAAAATCATTTCAATTTTCTGTTTGACATAAATCTTCTCGTACTACATGATAATTAAAAATATATAATAAATATATAACATATACCATTTTTTTCTCATTTAAAACTAACATTTAAAATGAAAAAATTATAAATGATTCTTTGTAATTTCTATTTTTAATATGTCTTTATGTAGTCGTATTAAATGTTTTTTTTATTGCTACACCTATCCCTAAAAATTTTTTATGGGTATTATTCCAAACATCTTTATACTGTTCTGTAAATTCAAAAAAATTATATATGTTTTTTCTATTATATTTTAATTCCTTCCAAAATTTAACTACGCCACTACACGCATCACTTACTATATCATGAAATACAAGTATATTACCTCTGTTTTTACTAATTTCGTAATCATTTTTTACACCATCATATGAATGATCGCCATCTATAAATATTAAATCAAAATAATTATTACTCATATAATTTATGAATTCTTGACTTTGACTATTCATTTTTATAAACTGCGTTTCATTATTTAATATACAATATTTTTCAACAGGCGAATCAATAATATCTACAGCAACACTTTTATTTACATTATTAAACCTCTTTAAATATTCATTTGTTAACACAAAAGTTCCACCCCAACGACAACCAATTTCAATATAAGAATTAATTTTTTGTTCTTTCAATAAACAAAGATATTTTGAAAATTGGTTCGGATATTGCCATATTAATAAACCCCCACCATTATTCCTAACTATTTGTGGTTGTTCTGTTAATATTTCAACATTGAAACCCAATTTTACTATTAAATTTTCTAAATAATTAGTATTTTGTAAATCATCTAAACTACTTTCCTTAATATACTTAATTCTTGCTAAGTCTAACTCCATATATTATTATAATTATAATAATATAATATTCTTTATCTTTACGAATGTAAAATACGTTTTTTAAATTATAACAATCTATAATATATATTATATTTGCAGTATATAAATAGATGGCAAATAAAACTCTGAAAAATAGTAAGAAACGTTTTACTATTTCATCATCCAAATACAGCGATAATGAAATTGTGTTGCGTTTCATTGAACTATTAAATGTTATAAAAATATATCACTGGAAAACATACAGTTATTCTCAACACAAAGCAACCGATGAACTATATGAAAGTTTGAATGGACGCGTAGATGAATTTGTAGAAACAATGTTCGGTAAAACTGGTAAACGATTTAATCTTACTTCCAAAAAACATATACCATTCCACGACTATGCGAATGTACAAAAATTCAAACAATACATTGAAAATTTTAAAATATATCTCATGAAAATGTCCGATGCTACATACTTTAAAAATCCGACCAATTCTGATCTTTTGAATATACGCGATGAAATTTTGGGCGATCTTAATAAATTCACATACTTACTTTCTTTTACACCTGCAAGAATTTAAATCATAATTACAATCATAAACATAATCATAATCATAATCATTTATAATGATGTACGCATACATCCATCAATATAAATTTAACCATGTAATATATTTATCATATCATATGGTCTGATATGTAAGTTTAAGTTTTTTCAACAAAATTCCTAAATCGAATAAATCTGTTTTATGATAAAAAGGTATTTTTAAATTTTCAGCGAGTTTACCATCCGTCAATAAACTGTCACCAACGAGCAAGTATTTTTTATCGGGGTATATTGTCCCATCAATGCCATTTAAGAATGGTTTTCCGCACATAAGAATTGGAGAGATTTTTGTAATACTATTTATTAAATTATAAATGGAACCGGTGTCCGGCAAAACAACGTTTTTATCTGGATACGTGAAGTCGATATTTCCAACAATGTAAGGAACGTTATGTTTTTGTATGCGCGTAACAAGCAAAGACAAGTCGCGATAATGGAAGTTGGAATGATAAAGCACGATAAATATATCCGCTACATTCATATCCTCATTATCAATTACATTAAAATTGTGTTCACGAAAATATTGAATTGCATTTTTTGACCCCCAAACGTAGACATTTTTAAATTGTACATTATTACTTAGAAAGTTTTTTATCTGTTTCAAAGGAGAACATATTTGATCTTCGTGAATTCGAATTCCAACATTGCAAAGTTTTGAACTAATTTGTTGGGGCGTATAATTATTATTATTTGTTACCACTTTTATTTGAATATTTTGTTTTTGAATAAATTCAATACACTCGACGGCTTCGTTGGTGGGCGCGTCATTTAGCAACAACGTGTTGTCCAAGTCGAAAAAGATGCAATCTAAATTGCTATATGCTTCTAAATTAGAGACAATCATGGTTGTAGATATTCCATCAGTGTAAGGTATCATTTCGATGGTTATGTTTAGTTTGTCCAAACCATCTTCATAGTATCGAATTTGCTTTTTATAACTTGTTAGTTCCCAATCCGTTCCGTGAAAAATATGCGTTATGTCGTATTTTTTAATGATTTCGAAATGATTTGAACCAACAATTTCAACCGCATGTATTTTTGACCCAAAGTAATTCTTAATAGCTTCGAGGCGCTCACGCTCCGTTTGAATTGGGCGGCGTTTATAATGCGCAACAAATTCGTCGGTATGAATTCCAACAACAAGGATGTCACACGCTTGTATGGTTTTATTTATAATATTAATATGGCCATGATGCAGTAAGTCAAACACACCCGGTAAATATCCAATCTTCATTATTGTTTTTGTATTTTTTTAATATAAATAAAATATAATATGTGTAAATAAATTATGAAATGTTTAAATAGTTGTTTTATATAAATATTTTACTTTATTTAAACTTATTTCATTTTTATCGTTTTTATTGACTCTATGCAACGTAGACATAAAACCGCGTATTTATACTATTGTAATTTATTATAAATATTATACATACGCATATTTATTTACCAGAAAATTGAAGTGCAAAATGACACATATATAGAACATAGAGAAGTATTCAACTATTCAAACTATATATTCATTTCGTTTCAACGCAACAAACAACAAGTATGGCAACTACAGTAACACCTTCTGATGCCATTTTCGAAGACAAACCAAATCAGGAAATAGGTAAGGCCGTTGATCGTTTTCACACATTTTTAAGCAAAGCACAACTCCAAAGAAAAGAATACCAAACAGAAGGTATCCAATTTTGTCTTCAAAACGAACTGTCATTATTACAACAAACACGATGCGTCCGCGGTGGAATCGTCGCCGATGAAATGGGTCTCGGAAAAACAATCATGATGATCGGGCTTATAATAGCCAACTTCCAACAGCGAACGCTTATTGTTCTCCCCGTAGCACTCGTCAAACAATGGGAGCAACAAATTCTTCGCACAACGGGTCACAAGGCGCTCGTTTACTATGGCGCTGATAAAAAACACATCACCCAGCGCATGCTCCAAGAAGCACCAGTCGTTATTACTACATATGGGCACATGATCCGCCGCGACATTCATTCCACGTCTAGTGCATCTAGTGTATCAGAATCGATACACCCACCTACACACCGCCTTTATCAACTAAAATGGGGTCGCGTTATTTTCGACGAAGCACATCACGTTCGTACACCACATACTCAGATTTTCAAAAGCGTATCCACATTGAAAGCCGATATTCGGTGGTTTGTTACTGGCACACCCATCCAAAACTCCATTCGCGACTTCTATGCTTTATGTTCGCTTCTCGGTTTGCACAGTTCATATTACGCCAACAAAGACAACCTGCGCGAAATTGTCAAAACATACGTCCTCAAGCGCACCAAAAAAAGCGTAGGTCTTTCATTGCCACCTCTCATCAATAACACCATCCTCGTCAACTGGGCATCACATAGCGAAATGATTTTATCACATAGTCTTCATAGTGGTATAGGATGTTTGTCCATTCCAGCCCTCCCAGACCATGACCAAGAACAAGAACCACAGTGGTTCCCTGAACCCTGTGTCGCAAAAATTGGCCGCATGATCCAGGCAAAACAATCCTGCATTTATCCGCGACTCGCATGTCGCAACTCCGTGCCAAAAATGCCCGACACCGAAGATGCAAACTATTGTAGCAAAATCTCTACTGTTGTACATACTATCATATCGCGGAAAGACAACATGAAGAAAAAAATCGTGTTCTGCCACTTTCGAGGAGAAATTGATATCATCCAAAAATACCTCAACATACAAGATCCAGACCTTGTCGTGCGATATTTGGATGGACGCACAAACGAAAACGAACGTCGCAAAATTCTCGCACCTGATGCTAACATCGACGTACTCATTCTACAAATACAAACATGCTGCGAAGGCCTAAACTTGCAACAATTCTCAGAAGTATATTTTGTTAGCCCCGACTGGAATCCATCCATTGAAGATCAAGCAATCGCACGTTGCCACCGCTTCGGACAAACAGAACCCGTCATTGTATTCCGATTTATTATGGCTCCTTTTCAACTTCAATTTTCACACACAGATGCTGCAGTGGATACATTAGTAGCTGATTCGGCGTCCGCACCTCCAACTCAGCATCCGCAACTCGACACAATTGAAACATATACTGCAAATATTCAAAACAAAAAAAGAATATTTGCAGATGAAGTTTTGAATATTTCATCATAATTGTACATACTCTGTCTGTAAGTATTAATAACTTTTTATTTGATGTTTACTTTACTGTTGAGTACGAGTTTGTATTTATTTATTGAATTTCTCATATTCTCCCGCTTCTCACATCTCATC